AAGAAGAAAGACCACCTTTTCTTCCTGAACAAAACTATGAAACTGATATGTCTACTTATGATTTTATCTATTTTGTTCAAGATTATACTCCATTTTTACAAGACTATCTACATTACATGCATGAAACTTACATTGAATACGCTGAAATTGGGTATTATAACTCTTTTATAGATATATGCAATGAAATAAATACGAACCATGGAGATGATGGCACATTTGAGCAATATCGCGCTACACTTGAACCTTTTATGGAATGGATGACAGATGAGTGTGGTCAAATGAATTTTTACCACGAACAGAATATGCGTAACGCGCAAGAACCTGCTCCAGGAGCCGCGCCAATAGGTGTTGCCAGTAGAACACGTTCAAAGCGTCCGGCTAGTGCCTTTGAAATACCTCCAGCTAAAAAAGGAATGGACACATTTACATTTGGCCCAAGAAGGCAAGAAGGTGTTAGAATTATGTTAAGCGATGGTAAAGAATATACTTATCCGGAGATTAAAAATATGTGGAACTGGAATAAAACTATAACACCAAGGCGTCATCCTTATACTGAAGAAGATAAACAAAAAATAACAGAGTTGTTAGAGTTTGCAAAAGGCGGTAAAAAAACAAGGAAAAATAAAAGAAACTCCAGAAAAACAAAAAAGGCTAGAAAAAACAAATCTAAAAAGGTTAGAAAAAATAAAACTAGACGATGAATGTATTTATTATAACTTTGATCTAGAATGGCCCTGTATAGTCTGCAAATTGGTAAACGGCCATGGGATTTTGCTTATCCGTTGCATCTTCAATGCAATAAATAAACTCTTTAATTTTATCAACCCAATCATTTACAATTTCCGCGTTTTGATAAATGTCAACGTTTCCATTCAACTTCAGTATTGGCGAATCAGACATAACAGCCATCATATAGTCATGATAATTGCTACAATTTTGCAAATATTCCAAAGGAATGCAATCCTCGCCCTCTCTAGAGCGCTTCGTAATTCTTTGATGACAAATCTCAGGAAGAGTATTCACATAAATCAATCCAGCAATGGGGAATTCTTGTGCAAACGTGTCAAACCACTTTCGGTAAATCTGATAATTGACGTCTTCAATCTTTTTGTCATCAAATAACATCTGCGCAAACACGTGCTTATCAGTATCCAAGCTGCGCTCCGTAATGAAAATTTTAGCCTGAGGATTTTCCTTTACAGCTTGCTTAAACGTTGCAAGCCTGGAAATATACGCCATCATTTGAAACGGAAACGAATACTTCTCCTGGTTGCCGTAGAATTTTTGCAACATAGTGCAACCATTGGCGTCTTTAATTTTTTCCCATTCGTCAACTGGCTCTTTCAAAAAGACAACTTCTTTATTATCTTTCAACGCTTCCTTTAAATTGGCAAGAAGTGTTGATTTTCCTGATCCGATATTTCCCTCAATTGAAACAAAATTAGGTTGGATTCTTGCCGACATCGTTATATATTGGATACTTTCTTTTTTTAAGCCATTATTAAGATCAATTTTAAAATAAAATTGAAATGAAAATTTAAAGTTATAATGATAATAAATACCAATAAGTATCAGACATGGATCTTACACAAAGAAAGCTTAATCGTTCGGAATGGGAATCCATTGAGGTTCCTGTGTCGGCGGAAGAAAAAGAAGTTTTGCAATTAATCATTAATGGAACGGCGGCCGTTAATATAAAATATAATAAAGCAATTTCACTGCTTTCATATCTAAAAGTTGAAAACAACAATGAAATGGAAGACTATCTATATAACAAGTATTTTGACGCAAGAATTAAAAAACTAAAAACAAAATGCCCAAAAGGCGGCCAGTCTTTGGAAGTGGGAGCAAATAGCAATCCAAAAATGAAGAAAGCTGATTTGATTCGGTTGGATAGAAACGACGTCTCAAGACTTCCGGCAATTTATGAGACATTGTTGATTGACGTTCTTGAAAAGTTGATGATGTGCAAGGAGAAAGAATCAAATGAATGGCTTCTGCATTATTTTACAATGTATAAATTGAATAGAAATACTATTTCAAACGTTAATAAGCACATCAAGCAATTGGTTGCAAACATTCTCGCCAAATTTGAGGAGGAAATTAACATGACGACAATGATAGAACACTCGGTGGAGTATATTGAAAGAAACGAGTTGTTGCTCAAGCATGCTGACATGATGTTGTATGAGCATCAAAAAGAGATTTTCACTGTAATGAAAAATCCTCATTTCGTAGAACGTCTTGAAAAGTTCAGGGACGATAATAAGAAAGCCGTTGAAGACGACGATGACTCTTCTGATGAGGATAAACCAGAAACAATTTTCAAAACCAAAGGAGAACAAGAGATTCCGTCCATAGCACCAAAGCTGGTGTTATATATTGCACCAACTGGAACCGGCAAGACATTGACGCCAATTGGACTTTCTCAACAGTTTCGCGTGATCTTTGTATGCGCTGCAAGACACGTTGGTTTGGCAATCGCTAGGTCCGCCATTTCAATGGGTAAGAAAATTGCATTTGCATTTGGATGTGCCAGTGCTGATGATATCAGGTTGCACTTCTTCGCAGCAAAAGAGTATAAGAAACACAGAAAGTCTGGTGGCGTTGGAAAGGTGGATAACAGCGTTGGCGACAAGGTGGAGATTATGATTTGCGATGTGCGCTCTTATTTGTTTGCAATGTATTACATGCTTGCATTCAATCCTGCGGAAAACATTGTCACGTGTTGGGACGAGCCAACTATTGCAATGGATCGCGAGAGACATGATCTTCATCCGTATATCAATAGGAACTGGAGAGAGAATTTGATTCCAAACATGGTTTTGTCTTCTGCTACTTTGCCAAAGCTACACGAGCTACCAAATTCAACGCGAAATTTTGCGGAGAAGTTTCCAGGCGCACAGATTCACAACATTGTTAGTCATGATTGCAAGAAATCTATTCCAATTATAAATAAGAGTGGGTATGTAGTGTTGCCTCATCTTTTGAGTCAGAACTATGACAATGTCTTGGAGAGTGCGCGGCATTGTGAGCAAAATCTTACGCTGCTCAGATATTTTGATTTGGATGAAGTTGTAAAATTCATTATCTTTGTGGAGAAAAACAACTTTGTTAGTTCAAATAGCGCAAAGATAGACAGGTCTTTTGCAACATTGGATGATGTGACCATGCAAAATATAAAGTTGCATTATTTGAAGCTTCTTGGTAAGATTAAAGCCGGAACTTGGATGGAGATTTACACCTCTCTAACAATGGGAAGGCCGAGAAGAATTCCACAGAATAATAGCATTGATGAGAAAGGCAATACTCTTAGAAAGATTTTAAGCGTTGGACCAGGCGTTTACACTGCTGCAACAAATGCAGGCAAGCCACTATCAAAGATGATGAGTGAACAAATTGTTAGTAGCGCGGCTGTTACTGAAAAAGACCTCGGAAATAGCGCCATTTATGTTAGCACAAAGGATGCTTACACGCTTACAGATGGACCAACCATCTTTCTGGCAGAAGACGTTGAAAAAATTGCCAAGTTTTGTATTCAACAGGCGAATATTCCAGTTCAAGCAATGGAAGCAATTCTTGAAAAGATAGAATTTAACAATCGCATAAATGAGAGAATAGATGAACTGGAAAAGGACCTAGAAACGTTGGAGGAGAAGAGCAAGAATAAGGTGTTGGAGGCGGATGGCGGTGGAAAATTCGGTGGAAAAAATTATTCTAAGAAGGATGATGGCAAGAAGAACAATGTGCCAAATGAAAATAATAAGGACATGAATAAGATTAATGAAGAGCTTGATAGGTTGCGAGCAATGATCAAGACCGCTGAGTTGAATGAGACGTTTGTTCCAAATAAGGTTATGCATTTGAGAAAATGGGCAGAATCGCAAGCCGCAAGCGCAGCATTTACAAGCGACATAGACGACCAAACGGTTATTGAGATTATGATGTTGAAGAACGTCGCGGACAATTGGAAGGTTTTGCTGCTAATGGGTATTGGAGTTTTCACAAACCATCCAGATATTACATACACTGAAATTATGAAGAAGTTGGCGGACACTCAGAAGCTATACATGATAATTGCATCAAGTGATTATATTTACGGAACCAACTATCAGTTCTGTCACGGATACTTGAGTAAAGACTTGGTTTTAACTCAAGAAAAAATGGTTCAAGCCATTGGTCGCATTGGCCGAAATAACATTCAACAGACTTATTCGGTGCGTTTGAGGGATGACGAACAAATTAACAAATTGTTCTACGAAGAGCATGATAAACCAGAAGTGAAAAATATGAACGCGCTGTTCAGTGGGGAGGAGGTTTTGTAAATATATCAGATCTAAACATTAATTGTATTTATTGTAATTTTTTTATGATTTACAATGATAGCTGTATTGCTTTTCATGTTTTTTGATGTTGGTGACAATTTGCAGCTAGAAATAATAATACCATCTGGAATAGTTTCAACATATATATCTAATCCTCCTGCAATGAACTTGGAATCGTTTTTAATTATCTTTGCTATTAAAATATAATCGTTGTGTGCGAGAATGATATTAGATCTATTCACTAATTTTGTGTCTTTTATTAGCTTTACCATCTTTTTAAAACTGTGTGCTATTAAGTCTTCTTCGTTTACCTTTGGGTTTTCCAACTCAACCGTTTTCTTAACAGAGAGAAATAAAAACAAAAGCAATTCACTGTCCGTATTTCCTTTCATATCTTTTAATAATACAGGATCTAATGATGATATAATTTCTCTAATTTTTCTTTTGAATTCTGGTAAATGTTTGAATCTTTGATATCCCTTTAATCCCTCTTGCGTTTCTAATAATAAATCACCGTGGTGCATAAATATTGTATCCTTGTATGAAATGGGATGTGTATTTTCAAGGCATCTCTCTTTTTCAACGCGGTGTTTTGGGACATTTGTTTTATTAATGTTTCTTGCATGTGCTAAAATAACTTTGCTGGAGATATTATCAACTTTTTTGAATATATGTGGATCGTCTCTGTAATGGAGTGGTTTTTTATAAGTGTGCCAGTCTTTGTTATTATACCAGCATATTCCAAAACCATCTTTAATGTCTTGTTGTTCACACTTATCAAAAAAATTTAATAATTGCCTTTTTGGTTCATTGTTTCTTGAACTTTTTGTTATTGAAAAAAATAAGCGACACATTTGTAGTTATATTACGTAGACAAAATAAATTATACCCAAATAAATTATACCCAAATAAATTATACCCAAGTTTATAAATAAGAGTCAATAATGCGTATAGTATCAGTTGGTAGACACGTTTTTTCTAATACATCTTCAAGCAATTCTGCCTTATAAAACCAATGCAACGGACTATAATGTATAACGTTTTGATTTGTTACAGGATCAAACCGTTTTTTTATTAAATAACTTAGAACTGCGTTATTGAAAACTGCCAAAAATGTTGCTCTATATACAATTTCTGGACTATTTGGAGGATGTTCATAAAAGTAATATTTTTTCCCTTTTACTAGAGCATCTGCGTTCATTTTTGGGTTGTTATATAATATAAGTGTTAAATAACAATCAATTTTAAATTATACGTGCACGACTACGCGATTATTAAATGCTGTTCTGCAAATAGGACAAACTCTGATAGTGGGATTCAGTCCGCATTCTGCGCAGGCACACAGATGATTGCAAGGCATAAATAGAAGATTTCTTTCTCTCTGCAAACAAATTACACAAGCGCGGTGTTGTGGTAAATCCGGAATTTGTTCTTCAGGTTCAATGTCCATCGCAACAATTAATGGAATAGGCCGAATATAAAACGCCAAGTGATAAATGCGAGCGCCGTAATAATCACGAATAGTTCTATTGCTTGGTCTTAGAGCTGGTGCGTCTTCTGCAGCGACTCCTATTATCAGTTCTTGAGCCGTGTCCACAAACTCGGCATTTTCCAGATTAAAATCTTCAATAACTTTTTCTCTCATGATGTTGATGAACTGTTCTGTAGTCCAGTTCAAATCTACATTGTAAAATGCGGTCCGAGTTGTTCTGGCGACTTTGAAATAAATGGAGATCATTGAACTTGATGTCATTGTTTAAGTATTTGATAAATTATATTTATGTTGTATTTTGAAATCAATTTTTTTATATTTTTAAAAATTAAATTGTCCATATATATTATGAGAGATGAAATATATAAATATTCAAATCCTGCTCAGGCACAAAGAATGGCTTACAAGTATTTAGGTAAGAAAAATGGTAAGCTTTTTAGAAGCACTCGCAAGGAGAAGAAGTATATGATAAAAGACCCAAAAACGGATAAATGGGTTTATTTCGGTCAAATGGGATACGAGGATTATACAAAACATAAGAACAAAACTAGACGAAAGAATTACTTGACGAGATCAAGTGGAATGCGAGGTCATTGGAAAAACAACAAATTTTCGGCAAATAACTTGGCGATGCATGTGTTGTGGTAAAAATATATTTATTTTAGTTTTCCTTATGGTATGGAAATGAAATAAATGGAAAAGTAAAAACAAAGAGTGTTGCCCAGATTTTAAAAAATGTTACCGCATCATTGCAATTTATTCGTTTTTGCGT